CGCGCCGCCGCTGCTCAAAAAACGTGCATTGAAAATTTCAAAAATGAATCACGACATTACACTTTGCTTGGGAAAAAACGGGAAATAATGTGAGGAGCATGATGAACTACAGAAAATCTGAAGCGGCTGAAAAACTGGGGGTGGACCGTCGCACCATCACCAACTGGCTGCGTGACGGCAGGATCACGCAAACGGGCGACGGGCGCATCCCCGAGTCTGAGATCACTCGTCTCACGCAGCACGACAGTGGCTTGCCCGCTGGGTGGTCCCGCAAGGGCAATCTATGCCTCTGCAAGGACCACGCCGGCAAGCAGGCCAGCGTGGCACTGCGCCGCCGCCTCCTGCATCTCACCTCTGTCGACGGTCGAATCGAACTGGACCGCGTCGGAGCCAAACAATGGGCACAACTGCTATCCCACTATGCCTCGACCGGAAAACTCCCAACTAACGACTAGAGAACTCTGCGAAGCTCTCGATGTCGAGCGCCGCGCAGTCATCGCCTGGAAGAAGGCGGGGCTGGTGCCGGCAGGACAACGTCGTGGACGCGGGCGCCCAGCAGACCTCTGGGACATCGATGACGTCCGCCGATGGGTGGCCCAGAACATCCGCGGGGGATCGCGCACCGTTGCCATCGCAGTCATCGATGACCCGCCAGACACCACTGGCGACATCCCTCCAGTCCCCCTCCACACCCTGAGTGCCGACGAGATAACCTCGATGCGCGACCGCCTCTCCAAAGAGGAGCAGGCAATCCACGCGAAGATGCTGGTCGCCATGACCAAGGACGACCCCGCCAGCTACCTGTCCTGGCACAAAGCCTGGCAGGACACCTGCAAGATCCGCACCGCCGTCGCCGAGCGCCTGCCGGCTATTATGAAAGCCCGCGGCCGCTTCGTCGACATTCACGACATCTCCCCCATCATCACCGAGGCTGCGACCGCATTCGCCAACTCCCTGGACCGCGTTGGCACCTCAGTTGCCGAGCAATGCGTAGGTCGCACCGCCCCCGAGATCGTCGTCGTGATCGACCGCGAGATCGGCGACCAGCGCCAGCTCCTGGTCAACGAGATCAACGAAATCATTGCGAAGTTCGACAAGTGAGCGCGCCCCTTGCCTACACCCTCCTCGCCGGTGCCATCTCCGTGATGACCCCGCAGCCCGACCAGGAGATCTGGGAGTGGGCAGAGGCCAACGTCAAGCTCACCGTCCGTGTCTCCCCCTACCCCGGTCCTATCCGATTCCATCGAAGCCCCTACATGATCGGCCCGCGCTCCCCCCTTTGGGCCTATCGCCGCGTCCAGGAGCTGATCCTCATCTGGCCGACACAAGTAGGCAAAACCATCCAGCTCCAGATCATTATGGCATGGTGCATCGAGTGCGCCCCCGGTCCCGGCATGGTCGTCTATCCAGACAAGGAAGTCTGCGAGCGCCGCTCCAAGAAGCACCTTCGCCCCCTAATCGAGGACTGCCTCCCCCATCAACTCACAGGGCGCGCCGACGACCTCACCAAATTCCAGTTCATGCTGCGCTCCTGCACCTACCTTATGGCATGGTCAGGCTCCCCCTCCGTCCTCGCTGCCGAGTCCATCAAATACCTCAACCTCGACGAGATCGCCAAGCACGCCGGCTCCCGCAAACAAGACGCCGACTCCGTCTCCCTCGCCCGCCGCCGCACCGGCGCCTTTGGCCAGTTCTCCCGCATCTACGCCTGCACCACCCCCCTCACCGCCGACAAACCAGGGTGGACTGAATTCGAGAAGTCCTCGCAGGACCGCTTCCATGTCCGATGCCATGCATGCAAGGAACCGCAGATCATGTTTTTTGGCCCGATCGACTGGAAGGTCTTCAACCCAGACAACACCGAGACCGGCGAGCCAGGCACCCCCTGCCCGCCCCGTGGTGGCGTCAAGTGGGCAGCGCACTCTGGATCCACCAAAGAAGACACCGCCGCCTCCGCCTACTACGAGTGCCAGCACTGCGGCACCCACTGGAACGACACCCAGGTCAACGACGCCGTCGCCGGTGCCACCGCCGAGTCCATTGCCGATGAAGCATCCGGCGTCCCCCGTGTCACCGGCTGGATCCCCACCTACCCAGACCGTGCCCGCTACGGATCCCACATCGTCTCCTGGGCCGCATCGTGGAACCGTCTCTGCGAAGTCGTCCTCCGCTGGCTCGAGTCCTACGCCGACCCCAACAAACGCCGCGACTTCGTCAACAACGACCTCGCCTGCCCCTACATCGAGACCCTCCCTGGACTCGACGACGAGTCCATCCGCGCCCACGTCCTACCTGGCCAGCAGCAAGGCATCGTCCCCGATGGCACCGTCGCCCTCATCCTCACCACAGACATCATGGACAGTCATTACCGCTATCGCGTGCGCGCATGGGCAGCAGACAACACCTCATGGGGCATCGAAGAGGGGCAGTGCCTGCCAGACTACGGCACCCTCGACGCCCTCATGGCAAAGGTCTACCTCGACCGCCACGGGCGCCACTGGACGATCCGCTGGGCCATCATCGACTCCGGCTACGACACCAAAAAAGTCTACACATTCTGCGCCCGCTATCCCGGTCGCGCCTACCCCATCAAGGGATCCCAGGCAATCAAAGACATGATCCACCTCTCCCAGCAGATCGCCCCCGCCGACCCCGCCATGGGCCTGTCCGTCCCCACCGCCGTGCAGCTCGTCGTCTACCACCAAGACCGCTGGCGCGATGGCATGCTCCAGCGCCTCCGCGTCACTCAGGACTCCCCAGGCGCCTGGCACCTCGAAGAAGGCATCTCCGCCGGATTTTGCCACCAGATGCGCGGCGACGTCAAGCGGCGCGTCGCCATCAAGGACTCCCGCGCCTACAAGGAGGAATGGGTCACCGTCCATGCCAACCATGCTTGGGACTGCGAAGTCTACCAACTCGTCGCCGCCTTCGTCTTCCAGGTCCACGCACTCAAACCCGCAAACGACCCCGCGCCGGCAGCGCCGCAGCCCATGTTCAACCCCTACACTGGCGAGCAGATCAACCCCCAAACCGGAGAGACACTATGAGCGAGCGAGTCATAGAAACCACGGGCAGGACCGCGGCGTCCTGTCCGATATCATCGGCGACAGCCTCGCCATCGAGGAACTCCGCACCGCCCTCCAGGAACACCACCACCTACTCCCCGACACCATACAAGAGTCCCCACCATGAAAACTGAAGACATCTACCTCATCCCCCCCTGCCCCTCCTGCGCCGGCACCGACACCCGCGTCTCCGTCTCCCGCGTCCAGACCAAGCTCACCACCCGCCAGCACACCTGCACCGCCTGCGGTCGCCACTGGTCCACCGCCCTCCCCAACAAGCTCCCAGAGGGCACCCCCATCCCCCGCCACACCCACGCAGACGCCTGCCACTACTGCGCCGGCACCCGCGTCACCACCAACGGCACCCGCCGCACCGCCACCACCGTCGAGCGCTACCGCCACTGTCACGACTGCGGTGCCCACTACCGCACCGCCGAGTACACCAAGACTAAGAGCGCGCCCAAGAAGAAGTGACACTGTAGTACATTCGCCCATCCTGCCATACACTACATCATATGGACACTTTTTTCCCATTTATTCCTTGCATGCATGCACAATCCCCCACCACATTAAGCCATGACCCATCTCGACCGCCTCCAAGCAGACCTCGCTGAGATCGACACCGACCTCGCCGCCCTCCGCGCCGCCCTCGCCGATGCCGCAGACGCCAAAAGCCACTCCGAAGCCTTTGGTGCCATGAGCCACACCAACCAGGACATCGACGCCCTAAACGCCCAAATCTCCAAGCTGCGTTCCGAGCGTCGCAACCTCACCGCAGAGATCAACGCCGCCTCCAGCCAGGCCACCGGGGCAACCACCATCGGCTACAGCTACTAGCATGCCTACCCATGTCCCCATCAAGCCCACCGTCCTCGACCGCGCCGTGTCCTACTTTTTCCCAGCCCTCGGACTTCAGCGCATGGCAGCACGCGAAGCACAGCGCGCCTACCTCAAAGCCTCCAGTCCCCGAGGCAAAAAAGGCCGCTTCTATCGCAACGTCCCCACCACCGGCGAAGTCTTCGCGGCAGACGGTCGCAGCACCCGCGCCCGCGCCATAGACATCTCCCAGAACCAGGCACAGGTCTCCGGTGCCATCACCGCCATCACCGACCACACAATCGGTGCCGGCGGCATCCGCACAAACTGCGAAATAAGGTACAACCCATCCGCCAGGCCAGACGACGCCGACGCACAGGCAAACCGCGAGAGTTCAAACTCCGCAGTCGAAGACGACAAGTCCCGCTGGCTCGAGCGCGCCTGGCACACTGGTGCCTCCCGCATGGACCACATCGAGGCTCAGACCCTCCGCCTGCGCAACCTCGTCATCCATGGCGAAGACATCGTCCACCGCCGCTTCCTGCGTGACCCCTCCCGCCACCTGCCCCTCGCCTACGAACCCATCGACCCCGCCCAACTCGAAGGCATCACCGGCACCCCCAACCGTGGCAACCTCATCGAGCAAGGCATCGAGTACAACCCAGACCGCGAGATCGTCGCCTACCACATCGCCGACAACTCCTATGCCCTCCGCACCACCCGCGTGCCCGCCGCCGACATCATACACACCTACCGCACCGACCGACCTGGGCAGCAGCGCGGCATCACCTGGCTCGCGCCCATCATGGCACATGTCGACGAACTCGAAGATATCATCGAGTACTCCCTCATCGCCCGCCGCATCCAGTCCGCCATCGCCGTACTCGTACACAAAAACCCCAACAACATCGGATTCGGTGCCAGCACCCCAGGCGTTGCCCACCCCACTGGTGCCGATGCCACAGATGCCGACGGCAACCGACTCTCCGCCATCCAGCCCGGTATGATCCACGACGTCGGCACCGGCAACGTCACCCCATTCACCCCAAGTCCCTCCACCGACCTCGACGACCTCACCCGGCTTGTTCTGCGCAGCATCGCCGTCGGTCTTGGCGTCTCCTACGAGTGGGTCTCTGGCGACTACTCCCAGGCCAACTTCGCCAGCGCAAGACTCGGTGAGAACCGCACCTGGAAGCGCATCTACACCATCAACGACTTCTACACCCGCAAGTGCGAGGCGCCCCTCCACCGCGACTACATCGACATCGCCAGCGCCTGGGGCACCATCCCCGCCGTCCCCAAAAAAGCCAACCCCTACTCCGCGAACTACTCCCAACCACACCGCGACTGGGGCGTCAACCCCATGCAAGAGGTCAACGCCATCACCACCGCCATGGGAGCTGGCCTCACCTCCCTGCCAGACGAAGCCGCCCGTCGTGGCATGGACTACCGCGACCTTCTCCGGCGAATCAACGAGTCCATCCAGTTCGCCCGCCTCCTCAACCCAGACATCTCGCTCTACGAGGGACTACTCACCATCCCCGAGCCACCTGCCGCAGCCCAGGAATAGCCGCCATGCCTCCCCACATCCTCGCCACCCTTCGCTCATTCCTCGCCCTCCCAGATGCCGACGAGGCCACCATCCGCGCCGCCATAGCAGAGCGCGCCGACCCCATCCCCGGCAACCTCGCCGTCCGCTTCACCCCCGACACCGTCGATCTCGAGGCACGCACCATCGAGGCCACCATCGCCACCGACAGCCCCGTCCGCATGTTCGACTATCGCAACTGGGAAGAAGTAGACGAAGTCCTCACCATGCCGGGACTCCGCCGCGACACCCTCCAGCAGGGCATGGCACTCCTCGACACCCATCATCAGTTCCGCTGCGGCGACGTCCTAGGTTCCTGGGACAACCTCCGCGTCGAAGGCTCCGAGTTTAACGGTTTGGCCGTATTCAGCTCCGTCGAGCAAAACATCTTCACCAAAGCCGCCGAAGGACACATCCGTGACATCTCCGTCGGCTACCACGTCCACGCCGCCACCTACCTAGACCCTGGCACCACTGCCGTCATCGAAGGTGTCTCGTACACCTGCGCCGATGACAGTTCCCGCCAGTTGAAGGTCGTCACCGACTGGACCGCCGTAGAAGGCTCCCTCGTACCGATCGGAGCAGACGCCAACGCAGGCACCCGCTCCGCAGCATACACACCACCACCACCACCACCACCCCCCACGCCCACAAGGACCGTCCTTATGAACCCTTTCGAATTCGCCCTCCTCTCCCGAGGTTTCAGCGCCGACGACGCCACGCGCCTCGCCGCCCAGTTTGAAGGCATGGAGCAAGCAGACGCTCTCGCCCTCATTCGCACCATGAACCCAGGTGCCACCACCGCCGTCCTCGACCCGCCGCCCGCTCCCGCTCCCGGCATCGATGACGACGCCCGCGCCGCACTCCGCGACGAAGGTCGCCGCCAAGAAGCAGCACGCTGCCTCGCCCTCCGTGGCATCTATGGCACCTTCCTCGCTCGCACCGGCACCGTCCAGGTCGAAGGCGCACCCGCCCAGACCCGCACTGGGCAGCAACTCCTCGATGCTGCCCTCGCCAACGCCGACGTCACCCCCGACGCAGCCCGCGCCCAAGTTCTCGACTTCATCGCCAGCGGCGAAGGACAGCAGAACCTCGGCCGCACCCACATCACCATGGGCATGGACGAGCGTGACCAAGCCCGAGCCAACCTCGAAGCCTCACTCATCGTGCGCGCCACCACCAGCCAGACTGGCACCTTTGGTAGCGACGAAGAGTACCAGCGTGGTCGCACCGTCGGTCGTCTCAGCCTCTCCGCCATCGCCTCCGCCTGCCTCCGCAGCGCTGGCGTCGGCGAAGCAGACCTCCGTGGTCTCAACAACCTCGAGCTCGTCGGCGCCGCCTTCACCAGCCGCCTACCCGGTGGCCGCGCCCTCCCAGGCCAGACCACCAGCGACTTCCCGAGCATCCTGGAGAACATCGCCAACAAACTCCTGGTAGCCGGCTACAACGAGTCCGAAGCCACCTACCGCCAGTGGTGCTACATCGACGATGTGCCAGACTTCAAGTCCAAGTCCATCTTGGGCCTGTCCAACCTGTCCATCCTCGAAGAAGTGCCAGAAGGCGATGACTTCAACGAGTACACGCTCAGTGAGCAGAAAGAGACCGTCCAGGCGAAGACCTACGGCAACATTGTCTCCTTCACTCGCCAAGCCATCATCAACGACGACCTCAACGCATTCGCTCGCGTCGCCTTCCTCCTGGGGCAGGCTGCACTCCGCACCGTGAACCGTCTCGCTGTTATCAAGCTGCTGGCCAACGCCAACACCGCCTACAACAGCAACGCCCTCACCAGCACCGAGAATGCCAACCTCGTCGAAGGCACCGCCTACGACCCCACCACCACCGAAAAGGCCAAAGCTGGGCTCAACGCCATGAAGAAGACCATGCGCGTCCAGACCGGCCAGAAGGGCGAGATCCTCAACGTCGTGCCCTCCATCGTCCTTGCTGGTCCCACCGCAGAAGACTACGTCCTCGAAGCCATCAGCGACACCAGCAAGGTGGATATGGCCCAAGAGCCAAACCGCGCCCTCCGTGGTCTCACCCCCGTCATCGAACCCTACCTCGAAGACACCACCATCACCGGCAACTCCGCCACCGCCATGTACATGTTCACCAATCCCATGGTGATCCCGGTTATCGTCGCCGCCTTTCTCAACGGCAACGAAAACCCGTACCTCGAGCGCAAGACCGAGTTCTGTGACGATGGATTTAAGACCAAAGGTCGTCACGACGTCGGCATCGGTCAGAACGACCACCGTGGCATCGTCGCCTCCACCGGCATCGCCTAATTCACTGGGGGCGGGCACATCCGCCCGCCCCCACACACCACCCAAAAGGAATCCATCATGGCTAAACGTACACTAGATAAGATCCGCCACACCCCCGGCTCCGCCATCGCAGCCAATAGCCTCGTCCTCATCGGCGGGCAGTTGTTTGCATCCAGCGCCGCCATCGCCGCCAACGCAGTTGGTTCTCTCAGTCGCTTTGGCGTCTTTGAAAACCGCGCCAAGACCACCGGCGAAGCCTGGACCGAAAACCAGAAACTCTATTGGGTTACTGGCACCAGCAAGCTCACCACCACCGTAAGCAGCAACGCCTATGCCGGTCGCGCCTACGCCGTCGCCGCCTCTGGCGCCACCACGGGCACCATTGCCCTCAACGCTCCCGCGTAACCACTCGTGCGTCCTGTCTGCCTGGGGTACTCCCCCCATGGGGGCAGGCAGGACGCACACCTTCCCCTCATGAGTCCAACTACCGACACACACAAGAGCGACCGCCGGATAGGCGACCGACTGTGGCCAGCGCGCCTAGGCCCAGGGACCGTCACAGTCGCGACCCGTCGCCGCGGTCAGGAGATATCCTGCCAGCGTTCTTGTGTGTGTCGGTCATTGAGCCCGCCCTTCCGCCCTTCCGCCTTCCGCCTTCCGCCTTCCGCCTTCTAAGATGCCCGCCACGCCAGCCAACGAACTCCGCCATTTCAGGCGCCTCCTGGTCCGCTACGGGCAGCGACTCAAGCTGCCATCCGGTCGCCCCATCGACGGCGTCTACATCCCTGGCCCCATCGATCGCGAGGACGCCCAGTGGGGAAAGCAGGACACCGAGTCCGCCACCCTCATGCTCCGCGCCGTAGACATCCCAGCCGATCTCCTGCCCGGCGCCATCATCCAGGTCATAGACACCACCACCTCCTACGAACTGCTCGAACTCCCCCGCTACAACATCACCCGCAGCAGCGCCCACCTCACCGTCGCCGTTCGTACCACCAGCACCCTAGCCACCGCCTGACCATGTCCATGTTCACCACAGCCGTAGCCCAGATGGTCATCTCATTGGCCGAGTCCGAAGCCTTCCGCACCTGGTGCGGTGCCGCCGATGCTGACGACGCCATCGCCAACTACATCTTCGACTACGCCACCCAGATAGACGTCATCCCCGCCGCCACCACCCGCTTCGCCACCGTCTCATTTGGACCCGAGTTCCAACTCGTCCGCCAGAGTACCGGCAACACCCTCGCCGCCTTCGAAGTCACCAACGGCACCGTCATCTCCTTCCAGTGGCACCTCACCGCCGCCCAAGACTACAGCAGGGCAAACCGCCAGACTTTCCTCACCGACCTCGGCCTCATCTTCACAGACATCCTCGCCCTCTCCGGCCAGACCGCCAACCAAGGCCGCTACATCCACGGACTACGCATGGTCCAAGACCCCCAGGTCGCCGACGAAAACGGCGACATACCCAGCTTCCAGTGCCCCCGCGGATCACAGCCCAAAGGCTACCTCGCCATCTTCACCGAGGACACCATGATATGACAGGCGTCCAGATATTCATGGTCATCGAGTCCCCCGAATTTGGCCGACGCGGCATGGCAGGTGCCTTCAAAGACGCGATCGACGAAGGCATGGTTGACTGGCACAAGCGCGCCGTCCCCCGTCACTTCCGCGCCTCCGCCGTCGGTCGTTACGGTGGCGAGTATCGCAAGCACCGCCCCCGCAGCGCCAAGCAAGAGTGGTTCCGCCGCAAACTCGCCAAGATGACCCCAGCCGAGCGCGCCCGCTTCTACGCCGAGCGTCGCACCCGCACCTCGAGGCAGCGCTCCCAGTACGGCGAGTCAGGGCTTCGCAACCTCGACCCCCTCAACAAAATCCCCCTCGTCCGCAGCGGCAAGCTCCGTCTCGTCATGACCCACGCCACCCCGCGTCATACCGGACCCGCCAAAGCCCGCGCCCTCGTCATCTCAGGACTACCCGGCTACACCCACCGAAACCGACCCAACTCCATCCATAAGGCCAACGCCATCCGCACCGTCACCCTCGGCGAAAACCGCGATTTCAACCGCGTCGCCGACAGATCCATCTCACGCTACCTGCGCACCAACACTAAAAGACAGAGGACATAATCATGGCCGCTTCAGACTCCTACGCCGCCGCCGGCCTAAAAATCGGTGCCACCAACCACCCCTGCGAACCCGATTCCATCACCCTCAACGGTGACCTCACCGTAGACGAACTGCGGACCGCGGGCGAACTCAAGACATCCCTCGCCGTCGTCACCAAGAAGCGTCCGCAGATCGAGGCTGGTCTCTTCAACGTCGGTGCCCTCGCTGCCCTCGACGACATCGCCACCGCCGGCACCGTCCAGGCATTCTGGCGCCAGCGCGAGAAAGACGCCACCTTCGCCGCCACCTACCTCTCCGCATCATTCACCGCCGGCATACTCTTCCCAGTGTCCCTCACCGGTGGTCCCGATCGCAAAGCCCTGCTCACCGTGCGCGCCCTCGGTTCCTTCACCACCGGCACCGCCTACACCATCGCCTCAGACACCAACACCGTCCCTGCCGTCACCGGGGCATACTACCCCAAGCACATCGTTGTCGGCGGCGACACCATCCTCAACCTCGCCGAACTCAGCGTCAACTGGGAGCATGACGTCCAGGACGACAACCAACTCGAGCCCACCTACTACGTTGTTCACGGCATCGCCATGAGCGGCACCGCCCGCATCCTCGACATCGCCAAGGCGCTCACCAAAGCCCGGCTCGAGGACGGCGTCAAAGAGGCCACCCTCGACGTCGTCTTCGAAGACCGTGGACCCGCCGCTGGCGCCGATGTCACCGTCTCCCTCGGCAACGCATTCGTCGAGGCCCGCATCGAGGGCAACGAAGCCACACTCAGCTTCCGCGACGTCGTCTAAACCCACCACCGCACCACCCCGGTGGGCGTCGGGCAACGCTCCGGCCCGGCGCCCACCACCTTCCCCAGAACAAAAGAGAACCCACCATGTCCATCCGTGCCCCACTCATCTACTACTTCCCCGCCGGCATCAAGATCCCTGCGGAGTTCGCCGGCCGCGAGCGCTCCCGCGCCAGCGGACGTCCCAACGGACCCGACGACGCCCGTGGCACCATGATCTCCCCCGGTTCCGGCATCGTCAAATACGACCCCGACCACCAGCACTGGGACCAAGTCCGCGACGACCTGTGGATCGGGGTCGATGACGACTTCGACCCCAACGCCTTCGCCATCGCCCGCCCCCATTCCCGCAGCACCCCCCTCACCATGGGCGATGGTCGCCCCTGGCGCCTGCCCACCCTCAACCCCATCTCCCCCCGCGTCTCCCTCCCCACCTGCGACAAGCTGCTCGCCGGCGAGTGGACCCGCGTCGTGCGCCCCGGTCACAGTAGCCTCACCGACCACTGCCAGACCATCCTCGACACCCTCGTCGCTAACATGGTGGACGACCAGACCATCACCATCCAGACCGAAGTCTGCCGCCCCCTCATCGCCGCCGCCCTCGCCTACTACTACGACCTCACCCTCCTCGAGATGTCCTGCATCGGCCTATTCGCCCACGATATCTACTGGAATGCCCTCGCCATCATCACCGACTTCGACGCCATACAGGCTGCTGCCGCTGCCCATATAGCGGAGGCAAGCGAGGGAGCAAACCCTACCGATGGTCAGGCCGCTACATCCGACACCGAGCCTGGCGCGAAGGATACGCCCCCGACTACACCCCCACCTTCCTCGACCTCTACCTGATCGCCAACTACTACTGACAGGAGCCTATCATGCCCCGCCGCAAGCAAGCCCAAGCCGCCCCCAAGCCCGCAGCCGATCCCATCGTCTGCGCCTGTGGCGCCCCCCACAACCGCCAGGCCCATGGCGTCACGCTCATCGGGACCGTTCCCCACTTCCGCTGCCAGGCATGCGGCATCCGCAACCCCCGCCCCCGTTCCACCCGCCCCGCCGCCGCCGATATCTCCACCCGCTAAACCAGTCCTCCGTCTAAATGGCCAGCCTCAAGCAAACCGTCGTCACCCCAGGTCTTGGCAAAGCCATCGCCGACTTTCACAGCCTCTCCAAGGCCCAGCAGAAAGTCTTCACCGAGGCCACCGGATTAAACCGCACAGTCAAGCGCGGGCAGACCCCCATGAAGGGGCTTGTCAAAGCCGCACGCGAACTCATCGTCGGCTTCGTCGGTGCGAACATCGCAGCCAGTGCCATCCAGAAAACCTGGGGCATCATCAAGGCAGACGTCCAAGAGACCATCCGCATCCAGAAGAAGGCATCCGAGTCACAGAAGACATTCGACCAGGCACTCGGCAGCTTCGCCTTCAGCAACCTGGGAGTCGGACTCGACCTAAAGCGACTGTCCACCTTTCGCGATGCCGCCATCGAGCATGGCGCCGAGGCGGGCGAGCATGGTCCCCAGAAGATCATCAAAGGCTTCGAGCTGGCCCGACCCCAGTTGAGCGACAAACTCTTCAGCGACAAAGAACTTCAAGACGCCGGCGGCATCGCTGCCCAAGCGCTCAAAATCAACCCCGAGATCGATGTCGGCGGATTCCTCGTCACCTCTGGTCGTATCGCCGAGAAGTTCGGCGAGAGCATGGAGCAAGGCGCGAACAGGTTGCTCGCCATCGTTTCGAAGTCCGGCTCCACCTTCAACCGACTGGCGGACTACCTTTCGCGCGCACTCACCGTCACCAGCAACGATCCCGAGTCCAACTCCTACCTCATAGACCCCAACGCCCTCCTCGCCTCGCTCGCCTTTACCACCGCCAAGCTCGGTGACAAATCCACCGAGCGTACCACCACTGCCGAAGTAGAGTTCAACACCACCTTCCCCACGCGCACCAAGCCCGTCAGCTATGGCGGCGTCGAAGTACCGCTGCGCGGAAAGCCCCACGAGAAAGTCGACAACTTCTTCGAAGACATCCAGCAGTTCTCCCGCGAAATCCAGCAGGGGTTGCTCATCGACGCCGCCGTCGGCGGTGGCGGAACTGGCACCAAGCAGGGGCTATTCGCCAAGAGCGACAACTACGAAGAGTACAAGAGATTCAAGGCCGAAGTTGCCGATATCCACACCGGAAACGTCAACGGCAAGAACGTCGTCGAGCGCATCTCTGAGAACAAAATCGCGGTCAACCCTCAGTCCGCTCTCATCGAGGAAAACAAGCTGCGGAGAGGCACCGCCACAGCCTCATTCCTCACCTTCTCAGAGGGCGACAAGGAACTCGTCGCCCAGAATATCACCGCCACTCGCGAAGCGTTTGGACTGTCCACGCAGATGGAAGACATCTTTGGCGATGTTCGCAAAGCCATTCAGCGCGTAGCCCCCAACACCTCCTCCGGTGACTTCAAAAAGCGAGAGATGCAGAACCTGCTCAAAATCTCTCGCAACAAGCTACTCCCCACCAACCACTTCCCCACCTTCACTGCGGGCGTCGGTGCCCAGCCATACATCTCCGCGGAACACCTGGAGAGACTAGAGAGCGCCGAGGAGGACTACCGAAAGAAGCAGGAACTCCAGCCCTTTATCGACGCCGGCGACCAGCAAGGTTTCCTGCGCCGAGCGGGCGAGTTGGACATCCTCAGTTCGCGCTCCGGCATCAGTCCCATAGAAGGGCAAATCCTCCTCCAGCTCCAGAAAGACGGACTCGTCACCCCAGACGAGAACCGCGAGCTTCAGCGCCTCAATCCTCTCGAGCGTACCCCTGAAACCCTAGCCGCCATTCGCGCCATACTAAACGCCATTTTTCAGCGCATCTCGGCAGCGAACGACCATGCGGAGATTGACTCGCTAAACGTCGTCCGCCGCATGGCTGGCGTGCCCGAGGACACCCGCATCGATGACGAGTTTGATGCGGACTTCGCAACCGCCTATCCGCCCCAGGCCCCAGACGCGAACCCCGTGCCTACTGGCGAGGACATCTTCGAGGCAGACTCGCTAAACGTCGTCCGTCGCACTGCCGGCGTGCCAGAGGATACCCGCATCGATGACGAGTTCGACGCGCAATTCAGGCAGTCCTACCCCCCTGCGGACTCCGCAGCCGCCCTGCTCACCGCCACCCAGGCGCAGACCTTGGCTATCCAGACCCAGACCACCGCCATCCAGGAGCAGACAGCCGCCATCACCACCGCCATCGCCCGCAACTCCCGACAGCCCCCTGGCACTGCTGGCACCCCGCTCCCCCTGCCCCATAATCCCCCCCATGACCTGGACTATTCCTGATGGCCGCAGTCGCAAAACAAATCCTCCTCCATGTCATCCTCAACGAGCGCGACCCAGGGGTTCTCGGCATGGTCGCCAACGAGTCCCGCCTCATCAAGCGAGCCGGCATAAACGGGCAGATACTCCATGAACTGGGCAGAAAAGGCACCCGCCAGACCGTCCGTGGGCGCGCCTACTTCCAAGCACTGGCAAACGCCCAGAACTACATCAAAAGCCTGCCTGCCCATGTCGCCGGCGCGTCCCGCATCACGTCCGTACTCGGCACCCCGCACAACGTCCAGGGATTTATCCACGGAATTCAGAGTTCCGCCCCCTACGCCGTCCACGCCAGAATCACCATAAAAGTCGCCCTCACCTACACCTACGCCGTAGACGTCGACATCGACTTTACGAGGACCATATGAATTTGTCATTTCCTATCTGTCATTTGGTATTTATCAGCGACAGCGCAGCAGCAGTGATCTGCGCCGTGTTCTCTGGAGTCGTCGTCTGGCTCGGGATCATTCGCCCCGCGCTCCAGCAAATGAAAAATGACAAGCGACAAATAACAAATGACAAATGCCGCGACCAGAGGTCGCCATGACGTATAAAATCTTCTACGCCACCACCCTCCCGGCCCGCGCCTACACCGACGATGACTGGATCGCAGTCGACAATTCGCAGCCAGACGAGCATGTCTACCTTGAGCGCCTCACTGCTGCCCTGGCACCTGCCTACACCACAGCTATCCTCCAGCACCACCACGGAGTCCTCACCAAAGACGGCGACCCAGACCGTGTGTCCTCCATAGACCTGCTCGGCAAGTTTATCCTCATCCGCCTCATCGACGGCGCCAGCAGCAAAGACTTCGTCTTCACCTGCCAGGCAGCAGACGACGACATCCTCGGTGCCTACACCGACCGTTTCGCCCTAGAAAACAAGCCAGGGACCAACCACTACACCTGCTACGACCTGTCCTGGTTCCTCGGTCGCCAGTACCTCGACCGCGCCCTCACGGTGAACGGAACCATCGCCGTCCCCATGCACTTCAACCTCGCCGCCCGCGATCGCGACACCGCCATCGTCTCCAACCGCAGCGAAGAACGCGACCCCGACGAAGACGGCGGATCACACAAATTCGCCCGCCCCGACGACGACACTCAGCCATGGTCCGCATTCGACGTCATCGAGTACGCCGTCCGCCTCGCCAACGACATCCTCGCCCTCGACATCACCATGGACGGCAACTCAGACCTCCGCAACATCACCGACGCATTCAAGGGCGAAGGCAGCATCCGCGACATCCTCACCCGCGTCATCAGCGCCGACCGTGGCTACCACTGGCACATGGACGCCTACACCATCCGCATCGACACCTACTCCGACGTCGCCATCACCGACGGCGCCCCATCTCCATCCGTCGTCTGTCCTGCCAACGCCAACATCGGCACCCTCGGCCTCACCACCGACGCGCGGATGGGCGAAGTCCGCGTCACCCACGTCGAAAACGCCCACTACTCCGACGTCGAAGTCCGCGGCGAAAACATCCGCGTCATGGCCACATTCACCGGCGCCGACGTCCTCCAGAGCGATTGGGAGGCAGCAGACGAGTCCGCATACAACGCCGCCGACCCCAAAGAACTCGACCGCCCCGAGTACGAGCATGTCTTCCGCCGCTTCATCCTCCCCGAGCTATGGGATGGCTACCGCGACAACGCCACCACAGACAACGCCTGGCCAGACTGGACCCCCACCGATCCCGCACAGATAAACGACTCCGCCCAGCAACCCCTCTACCTCGGCAACCTCGTCTTCGACCGCACCCTCCCCGTCAAGGACGAAAAAGGTGCCTTCCGCAAACCCTTCTGCCTGGCCAAAGACGACGATGGCTACTTCCTCGTCCACAAAGCCGGCAAAGATCGCAAACCCACCCACCTGCGCCTCCTCGACGACGCCCCCGGCATCTACCTCGAGCCACCCTACCCCCACCTCTTTGCCCAGGGGCAGTACACCGGCAGCAGCAGCGACGCCCCCCTCTACGACTGGGACCACGCCACCAAAGGACTCCAGCTCACCGTCTCCTACTACACCAACGAGCCTGTGCGCGTTACCCTCCCCACCGCCGAGGCACCCGCCTCTGGGGTCTCCCAGACCAAAGTCATCACCGTCCCCGACCATCACTACTGGTGGCGCGCCCCAAACACCGTCGTCGGTTTCGACCACGACGCCCTCATCATCGAAGCCGCCGAGGCTACCATCCGCGACGACAGTCCCGCCCTCCTGCGCATTGCGAACCTCGCAGCAGTCTGGTACGGACGCCGGCGCGCCAAGCTCACCGTCCCCTACCAGAAAGCCCGCCTCCTCGATCGCCTCGGCCACCTCATAAACGAGACAGTGCCCACCGGCGGTGCCCTCACCCCCGCCGGCACCGTCGTCTCCCGCATCGCCTACAGCTTTGGCGACGACAGCATCACCGCCCAACTCCAGACCGACTTCCGAGACATGGACTTCGCCAGCGTCGCATCGCCACGCTCACGCAGCTCCCGCGCCCCCCGCGCCCCCGGTGGCCGAATCGGCGCCGATCCCCGCAACCTCCAAGCCATCGAGTCATCACCCGCCATCGGTGGCAGTGGTGGCGAAGTCGATCCCATCGCCGTCTCCTACACACTCGCCGATCCCGTCGAGGACTCCACCTGGACAGTTGCCGTCACCAACCTGCGCGCCTCTGCCGAAGTCCCACCCGGTCTGTTGGGCCAGGAGTTCACCGACCCCGGTGCCCAAATCACCTTCCCCACAGTCTCCTGGATCTTCGAGAAATTCGGCAGCGGCACAGTGCGCCTGGAGATCGGTTTTCGCCCCACGTCCGGCGGCGGTGCCGCCGAACACCACACCAGTGACGCCCCCGTCCTCACCTTTATCATCGACGACGACTCCATCGTCAGCGACCCCACCACACTCGCTGCAAAAACCCAGGCAGACGGCATGTTCATCCGCCTGGCATCCATCGACCTCTCAGAGGACGGCACCTGGGAGATCCCCAACAACATCAAGACCTCCCACGTCAACTATCGCCACTACCCCGCCGCCTCCCGCACCCACCTGGAGATGGTCGGCAGCACGCTCAAAGTCTGGAACTTGGGCTGGCGATCCGCAGACAGCAAACTCCTGCCCACCGGCTCCCCAGACGCCACCACCATCGCCATCCCCGACGAGTACGACGACTACATCTACTGGGGGCGCAAATACAACATCGCCTATCCGCTGCTCGGATTAGCTAGCGAAGCCTACTGGGCCGATCACGACCAGATACAGATCTGCCATGTCAAAGAGACCAGTGGCGTCTACGAGATCACCCCCTTCACCGAGCGTCTGCACATCGGGGCATCCACTGCCCTCTACATCATCGAGATCACCGCAAACGTCGCCGATAACCGCTACACCGTCGATGCCTGGCAACTGAACCACGGATACTTCACCAACCCATCGGCGAACCAGACCGCACGCAGCCCAGACATCGAAGATGCAGACGCCTACGCCGTCCAGATATATTCCGGCAGTGATCTCGTCGGCGAGCATTACATCGCCGCCCTCACTGGTCGCGGGCACTTCGTCTTTCAACCCGAAATCCTGCGCAATATATGATTACCAACTGGACATCCGAGGGCATGGACTGGACCGACCTGGTGAACAAACCCCTGGACCGTCGATATGCAGAGGCACTTCGCCTGGCGCACAACGAGCGCGTTGCCTCCATCCTGGACCTCACCGAAGTTGGGCAGGGCGTGGCGAACTACTACATCATCGACGCCTTTGGAGATGACTCGCCCTGGACCTTCAGCTTCGCCTACAAGCTCTACCTACTCACCGACATCTGCCGGCTCGGAAGTAGCACCTTTGGAAACAATAGACTCTGGGGATTCGTCGACGCAGATGTCGACCCCGCCGGCGACACAGACTGGGCATGGTGGGACACCGATGCCGTCGAGTCCGTACTCGGTCACGACATCATCTCCCCCGACATCAACCAACCCATATCCGCAAAGTTCTGGAAGCAGTGCTACACCATCCTGAACCTGTTTACCAAGTTCGTATTCCGCGCCCCCCTCGTCGACCTCATCCACTACAGTGACGGCAACGAAACCGAAGACGCAGTCGCCGACGCCAAGTCCTCTGCTAAGGCAGAATACGATGCCGATGGCACCGGGCAAACTGGCATCGGACTTACCCCGCGCAGATGGAAGGCGATCACCCAACTCCGACGCCTTAGCAAGCAGACCGGCTCGCCAACCTTCGAGTATGACGCCCGCATCCACTCGCAGGGCATGACCATCAGCACCGCCAACTGGGCCAACGGCAGCGGATTCGATCGCGACTGGTCTTTCTATGTGGTCCCCACCCAGATAGACAACCGCTTCGTCTTTGTCGATGAAGTGGGCACCGATGACGTCACCGAGAACGAGTACGAGGACATCTGGAGCAACCCCGCTCCCAACATGATCACCCACATCGAGACCCTCGCAAACCCCGACGGCGACACCGGCACCTACGACTACGACATCATCCCCACGCCCAGTCCCCTGCCCAACGCCACTTCCCTAGCCAACGCCATCGACTGGCCACCGACCCCTGCCGACGTCCCCGACGTCACCGTCCGCGGATGGTGGATTCACGACTACGGATTCCAGATGCTCCAGCAGCACGGCAAGCCCCGCGACGACACCGAGACATACGGACCCTATGTCATGCTCGACTACGCAGTCGCCAATGGCTTTCAATTCCTTCCAGCTTCATAACCCGGTACAAGAACCATGAAAAAACTATTCATCCTTATCAACGCCCAAGATGGTTCCGCCACCGACTGGGCAGGCAACGCCATAGACAGCATCGACGTCGTCCACAACGACGATGTCCTCTTCGCCTTTCACGTCCAAGAACCCGACTCCGCCGGCGTCCTCCAGGATCTCGACCTGTCCGCCGCCGCCTCATTCGCACTCGCTGCGAAGTCCGCACGCACCGACGACGGCAGCGCCTACGGCATCGTCTCCGCCGTCAACCAGGGAGACTACCCCGCCGGCGAAGACCTCGCCACCGGCAAGTTCACCGTCGTCTTCCCCTTCACCGATACCGACATCGATGACGACCTCGGTGCTAGCCTCGAGGCAGTGCAGGCATGGATAGAACTATCCGCAGTCATCAGCTCCAAGGCCCAGACCTTCACCCAGATCCGCGTCCAGATCCTCCAGGAACTCGGCGTCACCGGAGGCACCCCGCCAACCAGCCCCACCTACTACACCGCTGCCGAGTCCGACGCCCTCTACCAGTTCAAGGGGCGCCACACCCTCATTGCTGCCAGCGAAGAGCTTGAAGCCTCAGACCTGGTCAACGGCGAAAAACGCTTTCCCGTCACCGCCGCCAGCACCATCACCCTACCAGACCCCGCTGGCCTCACCGGCAAAGGCGAGACCGTAAACATCTTTCAGAAGCGCGGGTCATTCACCGTCACCTTCGACGTCAAGGATGCTGCCGCAGTCATCAAGTCCAAACTCACCCCCGCCGGCGCCGCCTCCGTCGCATTCGCCCTCGGCACCTGCACCGAGATCCGCATCGAGCTAGAGACCCCCGAAGACCCCACCAACAGCGACTACATCATTTACACATCCGTAACCCCGTAACAGTGGCCGGCCATTATTGGCCGCGCACCCAAGGAACCACCATGAAAACACCCATCCTCCTACTCACCCTCTTCCTCCTTGCCTTCGCCCCATGCCATGCTCGCGAGCCAGTCATGGTAGACCCCGTCACCGGCGACGTCACCGAAGACCTCAACTTCACCGGCACCGTCACCTTTGCCGGTGCCGGATCCGGCACCCTATCCACCGTCAAGCTCGACGACTCCCAGGTGGGTGGCACCGACATCGTCACCCTCGACTTCTCGACCGAATTCGGTGCCGCCGAATCCCCCGACACCGAGATCCAGATCACCATCGATGCCGGCATAACCCGCGACACCGAGTGGGATACCTTCGCCGAACTCAATGCCATCCTTGGCCTCGATGTAGACCTCGCCACCCTCGATCTCCCCGCCAGCACCACCATCTCCGCATTCGGTGCCAGCCTCACCGACGATGCGGACTCCGCAGCCGCCAGGACCACGCTCGGCCTAGTCATCGGCACCGACGTGCAGGCATACGACGCCGTGCTTGCCGCGACCACCGCCAGCTTCCTGGTGGCCGACGAGACCAAGCTCGACGCCATCGAGGCCAGCGCCACCGCCGACCAGTCCGACGCCGAAATCGAGACCGCGTACAATGCCCAGGTCGCCGCCGCCTCCCAAGGCGAAGCCGAAGCCGGCACCGAAGCCGCCATCCGCCGCTTCTCGCCGCTGCGCATCGCCCAGGCTATCGCCGCACTCGAGAGTGCTGCCGGCTCCGGCAGCATGACCACCGTCAAACTCGACGACTCCCAGGTGGGTGGCACCGACATCGTCGTCCTCGACTTCTCGAGCGAGTTTGGTGCCGCCGAGACCCCCGACACCGAGATCCAGGTCACCATCGGTCCCGGTATCACCCGCGACACCGAATGGGATACCTTTGCCGAACTCAATGCCATCCTTGGCCTCGATGCGGACACCGCCACCCTCGATCTCCCCGCCAGCACGACCATCTCCGCATTCGGAGCCACCGTCATAGACGACGCCGACGCCAGCGCCACCCGCACCACACTGGGTGTCGATGCCGCCGGCACAGATAACAGCACCGCAGTCACGCTGGCGGGGAGTCTCGACTACCTCACCCTCTCCACCCAGGAGATCACCCTCACCGCCATCGACCTCACCACAGACGTCACCGGCATCCTGCCCGACGTCAACGTCGCCAATGCCCTGACCATCGATGCCGGCGTCATCCAAAACACATCCTACACCATCGTCGGCAGCACGGCACCGTCTACCACGACAGAGGGATGGTTGCAATGGGATACCGACGACGACCGCATCGTGGTTGGCGACGGTTCTGCGGCGCGTATTTTCAGCTCCGACTCAGACCTGAATACAGAGGCAGAGCTGGAGTCGCGCCTGACCGACGTGTCCGACGTTTTCACCGACCTCGACGGTGCGCTGGACGATGACGACGTCACAGCCGCCGACGTCGGTGCCGCATCTGCGAACATCGCAACCGACGGCACCATCGAGTGGGAGGACGCCGCCGACCTCGACGCTACTGGTGCCATCGCCGCCGGTGCCATCGGCTCCAGCGAAACAGGGCATGTCACATTCCAGGTCGCTTTCGGCAGCAGCGGCACCAACCTGGAGGCAACCGACGACCAGGCATCATTCGTGATTCCCGGCTGGATGAGCGGCACCTGGAACCTCACCGCCGTCCACGTCTCCGTCGGCACCGCCGGCACCACTACCAACCTGCCCACCTACCAGATTTACAACGTCAGCGATGCCGCCGACATGCTCAGTACCGCCGTAACCCTCGACCTCACCGAGACCGGCTCCGACACCGCAGTCACCGCCGCCGTCATCGATGGCGCCAACGACGACGTCACCGCCTACAAGCGCATCCGCATAGACTGCACCCTCATGTCATCCGTCAAGGCCAAAGGGTTTGGCATCGCCACCCTGGAGTTTACAAGACAATGATCCATCCACGTCCGCTTGCGCTGTTCGCAATCCTTTCAGCCTTCCTACTCTCTCCAGCCATCGCCGGCCCGATCATCTCCGTCTCCATGCCCTCCGGCAGCGCCGAACCCTGGATGGACACCGACTACGACCGGCGCTGCAAAATCACCATACTGTCCAGCCAGATCACCACCACCATGAGCAACCAGGTCGCCCTCATCGAGATGGCCGATCTGCCCGCGACCTACCACTCAAACACCCGTGGCGATGCGTTTGACACCCGGTTCTCTAGCGCTGACAAAACCACCGCCATCCCCCACGACCTCGAGTACTACGACGGTGCCAACGACATCGGGTGGGTCTGGGTATTCGTCGATGATCTCAGTTCGTCCGCGGACACCGATATCTTCATTTACTATGGTCACAGTACCGCCACCGACGGCAGCAGCGAGGACACCTGGGACGGCACCGGAGCCGACTACCTCGGCGTCTGGCACATGGGCGACGCAGGCGACTCCGCCCAGACATCCGCCACTGGCGTCGCCGCCATCGAGGCAGACGCCAACAACATGGAATCCGGCGACCGGATCATCGGAAAAATCGGCTACGCCATGGACTTCGACGGGTCCAACGAATACCTCTCAGTCCCCTCTGGAGACGCCAGTACCTACCTCCGACCAGACACCACGTTCACGTCCCACTGCTGGTTCCGCGCCGACGATTTCACGGACGGCACCATCTACGGACTCAGCATGAATTCCACCTCCAGCGGACTCGGCAACTGGCTATACGGCAGTCAGCTACGCCCGTCCCTCGGCAACGGCGGCAACGTCTGGACCAACATCACCGAACCCACCAGCGGCCTCAGTACCGGCATTTGGTATCATGTAATCACCACCTGGGATGGCTCAAGTGCAAAATTCTACCTCGACGGCGTCGAAGTCACCGACAGCCCCGAGACCGAAACGGGGTCATGGTCATGGGCCAGTCAACCCTGGTATTTTGGGCGGCGTCCATCCGGCGACTACTACCACGGACAGATAGACGAGACCCGCATCCACGACAGCGTCCACGTCGATCCTGCCTGGCTCCACCAGAACATGGACGACCCAGGCTCCACCTACACCATCTCCACCGAAGAAACTCAATAAACCCCCACCCCAAGGAACCCACCATGAAACGCCTCATCACCCTCGCCCTCGTCCTCTTCATCCTCCCCGTCCAGGCGGAGACCATCGCTGAACTGCGCGCGCGTCTCGTCGTCGCCGACATCGTCACGGGGACGTCAGACCCCGTCCCCATCGGCGTCGCCCAGACATTCACGCTCGGCGAAGGCACAGTCACCGTCAACGAGTTCAGCCTCCCCGTGCTAATCACCACCAACGATACTAGCCCGCCCGCCCTCCGGCGCAGCACCATGCTCATCACCGTCTACGATTACAACGACCCCGGTGAGTCCGCCCACGTCACCGAGACCCGCGTCCACAACTACCGGCCCGCACTGAGCCCCAAAGACCTGCTGGCCAAGGGGAAAACGGCGCTCGATGCCATGATCGCACTGTCTGTGCCCGTGCCCTCCGAACCGGGTGTGGCACCGGCACCGATCGATTATCTGGACATGCGCTGCACCCACGCCTCCTGGGTAGGCAGGACCATTGCCAAATACTCCCGCGCCAAATACACCTCAGTAGACGACACCGGCGGTATCTACCTCTACGTCTACCTGCACGATGGCAATGGTGGCACTGACCGCGAGCAGGCATGGATATGGGTAGATGAGGCCGGCACATTCGTCGTCGATCCCTGGGAGAACTGACCTCATGCTCTATGTCCTCTCCGAGACCAACGTGCCAGGCGGTGAGCGATACGAGGTCGATGCCTACGAGATCGATGGCGACATGGAATTCCACAACCTGAACGAGGATCCTGGCAGTGACCCCACGACCATGCCTATCGAACAGTTCACCCAGATCTACGAGCCAGGCGACACGCCTCCACATGCGCGCCATGCTGATCCTGTGCCTGCTCCTCCTATGGTCTAATGCGCCTACCGGCACCACCACATACTGCTCTGTAGACCTGCTCATGCGCGAGACCATCGGCGAGACAGGCTACAGAGACGGTACGCACCTCATACACCAGATGCGGAGACCGCGAAATCCATCGCGGAAATCGCCGAGAGCATAGCACGATGACAATCTGCACCGATGACACCCGCCAATTCCGTTCCGATCTGATCCGCGAACTCCGCGCACTGGACACCGACATCACCGCCCGATCACAACCCGCAATAGTAAAAAGGACCGCTGTATGCCCCCCGACGAAGACACCGCCGCCGGATTCCGCGTCCTGGTTAAGCAAACTCTGCTCTCGATAAAAGAGAAACTGGGCGAGACAGATCTCATCAAGCAAGACCATGAGGACCGCATCCGCAACCTCGAGCGTCGTGCCCTCATAGCATTCGGATTTGCCCTCTGCCTCTCCAGCCTCTCCGCCATCGCCACCACCATCCAGTTTTTGACCCGATGACACTCGACCCCTACGAATTCCACACCACCGTCGCCCTCTCAGCCGCTGCCTACCCCCAGGCAGTCCGCGATGGCCGCGCCTCCGGCACTGCCCACGCCGTCGATGCGGCGGAGATTGAATGCCAGGGACTCGAGCTGATAGCCAACTACCATATCCCCGACACCGACACCGAGTTCTACATCGCCGTCGATCGCTGGGGCAACCGCTACATCGTCATCCGCGGCACCACCTGCCTCAAGGACTGGAAACAGAACCTGCGCACCTCCCTCGTCCCCTGGAACGCTTGCGTCGACCCCATCCAAAGCATCGATGCCGGCCGCGTCCACGCCGGCCACTACGCTGCCCTCCGCTCCATCGCCCACATTATCGTCCCCGAGGTCGAGAAACTCCCCCGCGGTGCCATCGTCAAAGTCGCAGGCCACAGCCTCGGCGGCAGCGTCGCCAACCAACTCGCCGTCGCCCTTGCAGCTCGATTCGGCCGACGCCAGATCATCGCCCCCACCATCGCCGCCTGCCGCAGCGGCAACGCCACCTTCGTAGAATTCGCCGCCAGCCTCCCCAACCTCACCATCCGTCGCTACTACCATCGCTGCATCGACACGGTCGCGTACATCCCCCCCCTACTCTGGGGCTACCGCCACCTCCCCGGCATCAACGTCCCCCGATGGGGTGGCCACCTCGTCTCCTCCTACCAGGAGTCCGCCGCCCAGATCCTCGACGCGCACCTCCGATGACCCGCGCCGAGCGCCAGCTACCTGCCGAGCGCTCCCCCGACCCCCTGCGCCGCGACATCTATCGCAGCATCTGCACCATCGGTGCCACCTGCCGAGACGACTGGCGGCAACTAATCGACAAATACATCGATCGCATCGCCACCCCTCAGAACCGCAACCTCTACGACGACCTACTCCGAGAGTACCTGGCTCACCGCCCGATCTCACGCGCAGTCGTCCACACCTCCCAGGCCAGCATGCAGACTACTGACTGCATATTATACCTTCATGGGAAAAAATGGGAAAAGTCCTTGCATCCGTCCTAAAGGTGCCCCATATTGTTTTCCAGCGCAAATAAGTCGCTACTGAGCCGGCAGTACCCGGTACAAAAGGATAGATCATGGATGCCCTCAGACACAACGTCGAAATCCTCGCCGCTTCCGAAAACAAGCACCCCCTGGAGATCATCACAGAACTCCAGGTCGGCGCCGCCAAGCTCGGCAACGAGCCACTGCTTGAGATGCTCTGCGACCTCAAGTGGGAGTATATCGCATAATGCAGACTCGCTACCTCATCTCTTCCGGACTCCTCAACCGCATGTACACCCTGCGGGCAGAGGAAACCACCCATGAAACCATCGGCGGCGAGTTGGTCACCGTGGCACGCGAACACCACGTCCGCAATCTCAGCACCGACCTCGCCACGGCTCGCGCCAAAGCTGCCGCCTACCTGGCGAAGACCGGAAAGTCGGTCACCGTCGATGCCGGCGACCTCGACGCCATCACCCGCGGCGATCGCGATCCGCGCATCATCTACTTTGGCAAGTACCGGGGCAGCGACATCTCCGTCATGCCCGATGACTATGCGGTCTTCGTCCATAGGTCCATGAGCCACGCCCAGTTTCCAGCCTTCTGGGAGCAGGTCGCCATCGTCTTCGCTGACGCCCTCACTGCCGCCGGCAAGGAACGTAAGCTCGCTGCCCGACGCGAAGCCCGCGCCAAGCGCCGCGCCGCCGCCAAACGTCAGCAGACGCTCGACAACGCAGTCTGGATCGACGACGCCGGGCGCGTCACCGTCACCGGCACCGTCACCGCCTGTTTCAGCTTCCCGTCTTCCTGGGGCTACAGCACCATCACCAAGGTCGTCGATGCCGCCGGCGTCCACTACCTCTACTGGAACCGCATCGGCGCCGCCCAGGAAATGGACCGCGTCACCTTCGCCTGCCGCGTCAAGTCCTGCGACTACGATCGTGACGACCCCGAGTTGCGGGTCAACGTCATCACCCGCGCCACCAAAGTCATCGTCCACCGATAAACCAAACAACCCGAGCCGGGCGGCAAAACCCGGCAGGAGATAGAAATGTCCTACGCCAGCCCACAAGAAGAAATCCTCGACCTCGTCGAATGGGGCGCCTTCAACGACTTCAACGTCGCCGATCTCATCCGCGAGTGGAGCAACTGCCGCCACTGCGAGGTGGCCCAGGACGGCAACGTCCACGTCAACCAGCCCCAGTCCCCGCACTTCCTCTCTGCCGATGCCCTGCTCACCTTCCTCAACTGGAACTGTGCCCGCTACGCAGACACTCCGATGCAGGGGCCGGCACTCCGCTTCGCCGAAGCCTGCGAGAGCATCAGCGAGATCGACACCGCCATCGCCGGCATGGCAGACCTTAGCGACTGCGCCGCCTGGGACATCACCCCCAGCGAGTGGCGCCAGGCGCTGCACTACGCCAGGCACCTGCTCGAGCATAACGAGCAGGAGGACGTCCCCGCCGACCAGTGGGACGCCCTCTGCATCGATCGCCCCATGGGATGGGGCTGAGAACATGACACAGGGAAAGCGAATAGGCGGCATGATCGTCGGTGCCATGTCTGACCTCGGCGCCGCCCACCGCCTGGATCAATGGCGTCCCGGCGGTGGCCTCGAGCGCTACCGCTGCCCCGCAACATCAGACGACATCGACTGCCTGGTCGACCCCTTCGACTCTCACCCCGAGCGCATCTACCTCGCTCACCGCTCTGCCGGACATTCCCACGATACAGCAATGTCAGCAGCCGCGAAATACTTCTAAAAAAAACTGGAGACACACCCAATGCCAAGCCCAATCAAACTCACCATCCTCAACCTGACCAACGCCCCCGTCACCATCGGCGGCGAGACCATCGGTGCCTGTGGCTGGCAACCCCTGCCGGCGGCACGCAAGACCGTCATGCTCATCGTTGACATCTTCCAGGCCAGCCAGTGCTGGGACGACCGCGGCGACCTGGCAGTCGTCCATGAGATCCTCGCCGACGGCAGCGACCGCACCGCCGTCGCCCTCGCCCATGGCGGATTCGTTATCGTCGGTCCCTGCCGCGCCGCCCGTCCTGGCCTCCCTGCGTTTAGCCTCACCATCACCCCAGAGACCCAACTCCAGCTCGAACAGCTCCAAGACAACGAGCCCAACTCGCTATGATCATCACCACCACCACCCTCGACGAGTGTGTCGTGCCAGACGATCCCATCGCCCATGCCAGCGGCCACCGCATCGACGGCGACGACCAGAACCGCTGGCATGACCTCACCCTCTACCAGCTCGACGACGACAGCCTCGTCTGTCACCTCGAGTACTTCAGCAACTGGGAGAAAGAGATCGACCACGACTTCCTGCTCCGCGCCACCGACCTGGCCGATCTTCGCCAGCAGCTCCGCGACCACGCCCGCAGTCCCTTCGACTACGTCCGCGGCTTTCCGCCCCTGCCCGAGTACGCCCAGCGCCAGACCAACCTTATCCACTGGCTCCGTTCCCGCTTCGGCGTCACCGGGAAAGACCTCATCACCGATGCCAGAGAAAGTGAAAGGATGCAAGAATAGCGCACCGTTTCACTCCGTCGCGCTTCGTCGCACTTGTCTCCATTGTATCGCTCGCCTTCAATCTCTGACGCCGGATTTTTAAATACGCATATAAAATGCCTATATTTGCAAACATTGCCTTGCGCTTCCATAAAAGAGTGCAATACTGAACCAGCCCACAGAGCAATGAATGCCATCTGCGGCACCACGACGCGATTTATATCTTATGTATACCCAGCCAAACGAGACTTCCCCCCGAGACCCCCGATGCCATCTGCGCAAGTACCGCAGAGGCGCGGCATCGGAGCGGGAAAAAAAGTCAGGCCAGTGCGGTCTTGGCGCGGTTGTCGTCTGCCATGTAGCGCATCAGTTCGTGCTGAACGCTCTTCTTGATGCGCGCACGATAGCGCGGGGGCAGATGCTCGATGGTCTGCGCCAACTCAAGCGAGAAGTTACTCAGGCCCAGGCGAGCCGGGCCGGCAGTGTCTTCAGGGATGGACATACCAATCACCTGGCACAAACGCACGCCAAGCTGCGGCTGGATCCAATTGACGCGACCACGCACCCAACGACTCACTGTGCTGGCACTCGGACGATCGTGCGGGTCGTCACTGATCTTGGCGCACAGGTCGTCATAGGTCGCGCCGTTGGCCTTGAGCCAGGTCGCAATCTCGTGCTGAATCTCGGATGTCAAAAGCATCGGAATACCTCCTCTGGTTTTACTGCTCTATGCAAACAGATGAATATAGATGGAAACACTCTGAGCGCAAGAATTTTTCACCACGTCCTGCGCGTGCATGCATGGAAGCAAAACCAAAAGGAAGCACTGGCATGAAGTACTACACACCGGCTCAAGCAGCCAAGAAGCTGGGCGTCTGCCGCCCGACCGTATGCGCGATGTTCGATCGCGGTGAACTCTCTGGCATGACGCTGAATGGCCCGCAGCGCAAGCGCCGCCGCATCTCGGTGGCCAGTGTGGACCGCTACCTGAAGGCGGCGCAGTGATCGCAGCGCTGGCATTTCCCTGCTGCGTGGTCGCGGTACTTGGCACGATGATCCTGCACGGATGCTGGACGCGCGGTCGCCGCCGGCGATGGACGCTGGACAGGACGCCGCAGTCGATGGTCTGCGGACGCTGCGGGAAATTCCGCGGGCATGGGCACCAGTGCCAGGATAACACGGTGTCGGAATGACAGCAATCCAGGATACACAGATGGCGAAATGGTGATGGGATTCGGACCAGATGAGTACTGTGAGAATCGCCCGGTGGGTGGGTGGAAGAAGGGGCCGGAGCGCCACCGCTTTCCGAGGGCGATGAATCGGTTGCTGCCGAAGGGGCGGACACAGAAGGCACTACGGGCGCAGGTGCTGGCACATCTGCCGCCGGCGCTGACGGACTTCGCGCAGGTGCGGGTGGCGATACGGGAGGAGATGCGGGACGGGGGGATGGAGTTTGCGTGGGAGATGATGGCGGGCGGAGTGAGCATCCTGCGCCGGCCCGATGCGATCGCGCCGGCCTCATGGGAGCATGAGGACCAACACTTTGCCAAGCGCTTTGCCGCCTGCTGGAGTGAGACACAGCGGGCGGTGGTGGAGACGATGGTCGTCGAAGCCGGTGGCCAGATGATACCATCCATGGATGGCACAACCCAAAGAGGAGACGGATGATGAACATACTGGACGGATTGAACACGCAGCAGGAGATGGCGCTATATCTGCGGCTCGGACGCAGGACGCTGGAGATGCTGGCGGAGCAGGCGCGTGGCACCGGCAAGGTGCCTGGCTACACGATGAGCGATCTCATGCAGGTGGCCGCGACGCACAAGCTGGAGTTGGTGGAGACGCCGCCGGACATCGTGCCGGAGGTGAATCCCCACACTCTGAGGCCGATCATTCCCTGCACAACGGAGATGGCGGAATATTGCAAGGACGGTGGGGCATGAGGCCGCGCACGATGTTTTCTGTGTGGTTGCTGCTATGGCTGGCGACCTGTGGGGTGGTGCTGGGCATCGATCGCAAGAGCGAGGAGATGCGCCGCACGGCACGCCTCCGCCAGATGCTGGTGCTGCAATCTGTGGGCGAGTACTCGGTGGATGCCAAGGGGCACCCTACCCTGACCTACTACCACGCGGATGGCTCGCAAAACACGGTGCCCTGGTTGCGTGATCACAAGTACGCGACGCATGTGTTTGTGTACGCGGGCACTGAGGGGCGCTATCGGGTGAGCGTCTGGAGTGAGGGACCGACGACGGTGAAGCGCCTGGGCGTGAAGCAGTGAGCCCGGTGTTCAGGCTCACGCGCTTCAATCAACGGCGCTACAATCGCGGAGTGGCGGCGGCGGAGGTGGAGGTGGCGTACACGCGGACTGACCGCTCGCTGCTGTGGATGACGAACCGGGATCTGTGCCGGAATGTGGCGCTATATGGGCAGTCTGAAGGGCTGGCTCAGGCGCTGGCGGCGTACCGCGAGGCGGCACAATGAGCGATGGCAAAAAATACTCGGAGCGATGCGATGAGCAATGAGTCGATAAAAATATCGGATGGGATGCGTTCGGGGTTGCTGGAGCGGGCGCTGATGCGCCATGTGTACTACCAGGGGCCGGAGTTTATGATGCCAACATTTACGCCGGCGGGCTGGTGGGAATGTGATGTCTGGGCGGTGACGAAGTCGGGCTATGCGGTGGAGTATGAAATAAAGGTGTCGCGGGCGGACTTTCGGCGGGATGCTCAGAAGTACAAGGACTTCCGCTGCCACAATGCGAAGAGTCAAGAACTGAGTGTCTGGGAGTCGCTGAATAAGCTGAAGATGATCGCGGATAAGGACGGACGCTGCCAGAATCGATTCTACTATGTGATGCCGGCGGGGATGATCGAGCTGGCGGAGTTGCCGGCGAACTGTGGGTTGATCACGTTTGGCGAGTACGCGGCGACGGACTCGCGGTCGCACTGCTTTAGCCAGTATGGCAAGGTGGTGAAGCGGGCGCCGCTGCTGCACAATGTGAAGCCGAACCCGACGTTGGTGCAGCAGGGGATGGTCTCGGCTTATCACCGTTTCATCCGCGGGGTGATGGCGTGAAGTCGATCGTACCTACGGATATGGCGCGGGTGCCTGTGGTGTTTCGGCTGAAGCGGACGCTGTGGTGCCGGGTGCAGGCGGTGGCTGGATTGAGCCTGACTGATGTGATCTGTCGCTCGCTGCGGGCGAAGCTCGATGTAGTAGAGGCGGCTGGTAAGCCATGTACTACACCGCCGGGGCGGAGCCAGCCTGTGCGGGTGTATCTGCCAGCGTACCTGGAGATGGCGACGAGGGACGCTCGCTGGATGATCGCGGAGGCGGTGCGCCTGCATATGGCGGACTATACGCCGACGGCGGAGGACTACGGTCTGGCGCTGGCGGAGGAGAAGGCGCTGGCGGAGCAGCAGGTGGCGCTGGAGATGCGGATGGCGGCGGCGGACGCGGAGTGTGACAGGATGCTGACCAGGCAGCGGGAGAAGGCGCTGCGGGAGATCGAGGAGATCTGCCGGGATCGCTGGGACTGTAGCGTGGACCAGATGGATGCGGTCTACCGAGTAATTTTACGCCTGCAAGGCGATGATCAAGAAACGGAAAAGGAGTAGGATGATGAGTGAATTGGCAAGAACTGAAACGGCGATGATGCTGGCGAATCTGCCGGCGGAGGTGCTGACTGCGATCCAACACATGGATGCGGCGGCGTCGAGTCTGTCGAATCCGCAGAGCGGCGGGGTGTTTGGGCGCGCCTTTGAGAGTGCGATGGCGATGGGGGCAATCCATCACTCGCTGACGAATGATCTGATGGGCAATTTCGTAATGCCTTTGCAGGGGAAGAGTTTCGGATTTCGCACGGACAAGGACCGCAATGGCGGCTACCCGGTGGCTATCGTCCGCAACTGTCTGATCTCGCATGTGGCGAAGGGCGGTCGACTGGTGGAGAATGAGCTGAATATCATCGCTGGAAATGATTATCAGACGAAGAGTTTCTTCTTCCGCCGGCTGGATGACATCCTGGGTGCGGGCATGTGGTTTCTGGTGCATCAACCACCGGCTATTCTGAAGGGGCCAGATCCGAAGAATAAGACGAAGCAGCAGGTGACTATCGGCGCTCGCGTGACGACGATGGTGCGCTGGGTGGTGGACGGTGAGACGATGGAGGAGGAGCTGATCCACTCGATCAAGGGCGACCCGTACAGCAGTGTGGACCAGTTTCTCGGCAAGGCAGACCGCAAGTGCGGCAACTGGCTATACCGACGGGTGACTGGCCTGGTGCTTTCGGACGGTGACGCGGATGATGTCATCGAGGTGGCGGGCACTGATGTCACGGATGCGCCAGCGACTCCTGCGAAGCGTAAGCGTCGGGCACCTGCGAAGCCGAAGGTGGAGAAGACGGAAGGCGAAGGGAAGAAGGCTGAACCGGAGGCGGCACCTGCACCCAAGAAGGACAAGCCGAAGCCGCCGGCACCGACTCCTGAGTCTGAATCTGAGCCTGTGGAGGGACCGCCTTCGCTAATCAAGGTGTTGCAGGCGGGGAAGGTGAATCTGGCGCATGCCAGCGACTTCTGTCGGGCGCGTGGCTACCTGAAGGGGGCGACGAGCAACCTGACGGACCTGAGCGATGAGATGAAGGGTAAGATCCTGGGCAATGTGCCGGATTTTGTGAAGGCGATCGATGCATGGCGCACGGAGCAGGGTAAGTAGCACGATGTGCGGAGCCGGTGAGAACCCGGCACAATTCTACGAATTGAAGGAGGCGGATATGTTGGAAGTGAGCAAGCAGGTGATGGATACGGTGACGGTGGTGGCGAACTCGGAAGCGGCGTGGGAGATGGGCACGCGGGTGTGCTGCTACCGGAAGGAGGAGATGCCGGCAGACCAGGTGATGATCTGCAATCGCACGGAGAAGGGTTCGGTGGAGCGCTGCAAGGTGGTGGATGCGCAGGCGCTGGTGGTGCCGGTGACGCTGGCACCGGCACCGGCGTCTGGGCGCAAGCGGCAGGCGACGGGCAAGCACCGTGGCAGTAAGCGTGGCAGTACGCACCACAAGGTGGCGGTAAAGGCGAAGGGGATCGCGCCGCCGAAGGTGGCGGTAAAGGCTTGGACGGTGTGGGTGTGGGAGGACAATGCCCGCGGCGGTCGCTGGAAGGGCACTGGTGTGCGTATGGACTATGGGCCTGCGTGCATGCATGCTTGCACGCTGAAGGCGGAGGATGGGGTGGACCGGGCGCTGGCGCTGCATGTGAGCAGTGGCCGGCCTGACCGGGCGCTGTGGGCGGTGAAGGAAGCGGTGAAGGAAGAGGTGAAGGCGGAAGTGGAAGGTGGGAGGCTGAAGGCTGAACCTGAAGGTGGCATGGTGCAGATGGGGCGGTCGTATGCGGAGCAGGTGGCAAAGCTGAAACGGGACAACCTGGTGCTGCGATCTCGGCTGGCGGATCTGCGTCCGCATGGCGCGGACCACTGTGCGCTGTGCAACGTGGACCTGGCGATGCTGGATGCGGACACCGGCAAGGTGTGGTGCGAGGACTGCCGGATTCTGGTGGATGAGACGAGGCCAATAGCGGCGCATGTGGCGGATACGATCCGCCAGGCGCTGGTGGCGCAATGAGCGCGGACTTGGCACTGACTGGGGAGAATTACTATAGCCTTGAGGCGAATCGGGCGTACATGAGCAACTCGCAGTGGGGGGACTGGCTGAAGTGTGAGTCTGCTGCCTACGCGGAGTATGTCGTGGGCGGGGATGCGGAGCGACCGGGCACGGTGACGGATGCCGGCGGCTACTGTGCGCCCGAACGGGACTATTTTGTCTTGGGCAAGTGGTTGCATGAGATGGTGTTGCAGAGCGATGGCTGGAGCGACCGGGCGCTGGCACTGAGCCACGCAACTATAGGTCGGAGCCGGGTGATGCGCACAGCCAAGGGGCAGTGGAATGCGACGGGGGAGAAGCTGAACCGTATGCTGGCGCGATGGCAGCAGGAGGAGGATCTGCACGGTCTGATGGTGGGGCAGAAGGAGGTGCTGCTGACGGGGGCGATAGGGGGGATCCCCTGGCGCTGTGCGATCGATAACCTGGCACCGGACTTTTTCTCCGACCTGAAGACGCCGCGCAGCCTCAAACCGGACTGGAAGGAAAGCCGGCTGGATGTGTGGCCTGACGGGCGCCCTAAGCGAGTGCTGGTGCCGTGGTATGAGGTGCATAACTATCTGCGCCAGATCGCGGTGTATCGGTATCTCTGCTGGTTGCAGGACGGGGTGTGGCGAGATCCGTACCTGGTGGCGGTGTCGAAGGATGAGCAACCGCTGGTGCGGGCGTTTGGATGGGAGGAGGATGAGCTGGAGGCGCGGGCGGAGTGGGAGCTGGCGCAGATCGTGGAGCAGGTGCCGCGGATCCAGGCGCTGCGGGAGGGTGATGGCTCGGATGCAGTTCGCTGTGGGAGTTGCCAGTACTGTCGCCTGACGGATCGTAGCTACGGCAACATCGAATTGCTTGCGCTGCCGGAGGTGGCACCATGATGATGAGCCACGCGGATCGTGAGGATCTGGGGGCGTTTGTGCGCGAACAGCTCAGAGGCATGGGCAGTGATGAGTTTTTGGCACTGCGCGATGCGAAGGATGTGTCGCAACAGATCGCGCCGGCATGGACGCCGAGCCGCAAGGGCAAGGGGCGCCCCTATAAGTTGACGTGGCTCGGGCAACCGCTGCGACGGATGATGCCGCTGCGCAGCTACAACCGGGTGATGCAGGACCGTCGCCAGGGGATGGCATATGGCACGGCAGTGACAAAGGAACTGAAACGGATGGAAGCGGAAGGGATATCGGTGACCTATGATGACTGAGGTGAGACAGGTGGGCGAGGCGATAGTGCTATCCTGCGATGGGCAGCAGATGTCGCTGACGCTGGAGCAGGCGGGCGAGATGTATGATCGCCTGGCTGTGGT